AGTTAGATTCAAGTTGGAAGGGCAACCTGTTAAAGCCTATTATCAATTTCACATTGATGGTATTAGACAATTAAGAAGTGTTGGTGAAATGACTGACCACCTTTTTGTTTCGGTTAAGTTGGTTAATGGTGAAGGAATGGTTAATCTTTACTTATCTTCTGCCGTTTTTAGTACTAAACAGAAGGTGACTGGTAGACAAAATGTAACTAATTTTTGGTTTGAGTTCTACGTTCAAATTGGTGAAGATATAGAAAACTTCCTTAAATTCTTTAATATTAATTTACCTGTGGTTGTTGATAACTTTGAATTTTCACCATCTGAAGATTTCGTTCCATTAATCAATTTGGAAGATAAAGAATAATTTCGTATCTTTGCTCCCTTATGAGCGACAAAACTAAATTTCAAAGAACCTACGAGACAGAAGAAACTACTTCTGTATGGACTTACGATTTGGATAAGTTCAAGAATGGTCCAATATCTGTAGAAATAAAATACAAATACGACCCAGTTAAAAAAGAAACAAACCGAGAGAAATACTCAAAAAAGAAATAATATGAAAGTTATATTCCTTGACCACGATGGGGTTATCTGTTTATCAGGTAATTGGGGGTCACGATTTAAGAAACAACAAAAGGCGAGAAAGAAGTTGAGTCAAGATGTTATGTCAATGCCTGTTGACGCTCGTTTTGATAACTTTGACAAAAAGGCAATCAAGGTATTAAATGAAATCTTGGAAAAGACAGGTGCTGAAATCGTTGTATCTTCCGATTGGAAAGTTTGGTGTTCAGTTGAAGAGATGGGTGATTATTACGAAAAACATGGTATCACCAAACGACCAATTGATTTTACAGGTAATGTGCTTGATTTAACAAGAGTTACTTGGCATCGTAATTGGGATTTGGAAGGAACAAGAAGTACTGAAATCCAAGATTGGTTAAAAGAACATCCTGAAGTTACACATTGGGTTGCGATTGACGATTTGGACATGGGTAAGAAAGGACTACGTTATGGAATGGAGTTTGAACACGAATGGGGATTGGATAACTTTGTCCTTACACCAAACGAGAATGAAGGTATCAAACAAGTTGGAATCAAAGATAAAGTGTTATCTTTCTTGGAAGGGTAATATTTATTCTATATGAAGTTTATCATTACAGAATCCCAAGCTAAGTCTTTAGGGAACACAATTCAGAGATTAATTAATTCCACACTTGATATAATCAGAGAAGAATCTGAAGAGTGGGGAATGGGTGAGATGGATGAACTTGATGAAGTTAATTCTGTTAATAAAATAATTGTTAATGATGTTGCTAAAAAGGATTATATGCACTTTACTGATGGTGTGTTAGTTTTAGTTACCATACACAAAAACTCAAAAAGAGAAGATTTTGATAATTTAATTGAAGAAATTAACGCTAGAATTAGTGAGTGGATTCCAAATATAGAATTGTTTATTGAAAACATAATTGACGACAGGGAATTTGGACCTGGTATTGATTGGTAATATTTATAAATAATGAAATATCTTATATCAGAAGAACAAAATAGATTATTGAAAGAGGAGATGGAACAACCAAACTTCGAAAAGTTGGCTAAGAAATTGTTTGAGAAACAAGTTAGTCGGGGGGGACAACCACATATTGATAAGTCAATTTTGAAGTTCTTTGATTTATCAGTTTGGTCAAAACAATTTGGTATCTTAACTAGAACTTTAAGAAACTTCTTGGGTAATGAACAATCTGTTAAACTAACTGAAGAATTATTACAACAAACTTTCAAAACAGACCGATACAACTTTTCAGGTGGATATAGTTTTGAATTTAAAGTAAAACCAATAGACCAAGACGACGGACAAATGTGGGTTGAAGTTTATATTTTACCGGGAGGGGTTGTTGATTTATTACTTACTGGTAATGGAATAACTGATTTAAAAGAAGCTCTTAACGACCAATCCATGGGATGGGAAATTGAAAATGAAGTTAAGGAAATTATTGATGAAGTTTTTACAGAAGAAATTACCTATAAGACTGGTGTTAGTGTGGATGTGGAAAGATTTTTTGTTCAGGATTGAATATATTTAAATAAGGTATACCAACCCATAAAATCAAAATTAACAAAGGCTTTGTTCTCACCAATATCTTCTTGGATACAATCCCAAATTTCATTTTCAATATAATCTTCGTAAAGGTCAAGTGTTATTTCACGAGCGTCCTTTTTAGATAAAACTTCAACTTCACTGTCATAATATAAAACCGCTTCATCAATATAAAAATTAACATCCCATTCTATTGCCTCACTATCTACTGATATATTAAAATTTCCGTCAAAAGAACATTTAACTAAAAATTCTTTACGTAAGCCGTCTATAGAAAATTCTTTCATTTTTTCAAATTTTGAACCCTTTAAACATTTAGAAATCTTGTCGAGAGTTTTTTGTGGGATATATAAATCATCACAATATAGGTAATATAAAAAAATCGGAGCAATATCAATATTGGGTAAGAATTTTTGTATTGTTGAAATCCTTTCTTCTATCTCGGCAGATATTGCCATTTTTGTAAATGGAATATTATTAGGGTTATCTACTTTGTAAATCGGAACTTTATCTACTCTGTAATTTTTGTAATACTCACCCGACCAATATATTCTAAGACCTTCGAATTCAAATTCAGGAATCATTTTAACAATATAATCGACATATTTTTTAACCTTCATACTTGATAAATATTAAGGGTTAAACTAATTATTATAAACTTATTTGATAAAAAACTTGACATAACTGAAAAATTATATTACTTTTGTAAAACAATTGATATTTAATAAGAAAACAATGAAACAGAACTCAACACATAACGTAAGTAATCTCCCGACAAACGTGGGCCAATCGTGGTTTACCATTAAGGGGCAAGATTGCCGTAAGTTCAGGGTTCTTAATAAGATGTAATCGTATCATCAAATATATAAAGAAGGGCCCTGAACTACAAAGTTCGGGGTTTTTTTTTTGGTGTTACAACAAGGTTCTTTGACATATTGGGAAAATGGTGATGTAGCTCAGAGGCAGAGCATCTGACTGTTAATCAGAGAGTCGGGATTTCGAAATTCCCCATCACCGCAATTTTTTGACTTCGTAGCTCAGCTGGTTTTAGAGCACCTCACTTTTAATGAGGGAGTCGTGGGTTCGAGTCCCACCGGGGTCACTTTTTATACACGTCTGTAGCTCAGGGGCAGAGCACTGGTCTCCAAAACCAGGTGTCGGGATTTCGAAATTCTCCAGACGTGCAAGTGTTCGATTATTTTTGTTTGTTTCGAACTATTTATAATAAAACAAAATTATGAAAGAAAAAATTTTAGAATTAAGAAATGAGGGGAAATCCTATAGAGAAATACAAAAAATTTTAGGATGTTCTAAATCTACAATATCATACCATTGTGGTAATGGTCAAAAAGAAAAAACAAAAAACAGAACAAAAAAAAGGAGGGAAAATAAAATAGTTGAAAAGTTGGAAAGATTCAAATATCGGAAGTTAAGATATAAAAAAGAATCCGTTAGAAAATTCAATAAAAGAGACAACGATATTAAAGGTCGGGTTAATAAAGATTATGACTTAAATTTTACTTGGTTAGATATTATAGAAAAATTTAATGAAAATACAATATGTTATTTGACAGGTATTAATATAAATTTATTTGAAGGTGATTATCATTTAGACCACATAATACCCGTTAGCCGTGGAGGTAATAACTCTATTGATAATTTAGGTATTACACATCCTATTGTTAATCAAATGAAAGGTGATTTAACACCGGAAGAGTTAATTGAATGGTGTATTAAAATATTAGAATTTTCAAATTATAAAGTAATAAAATAAGCCTCCTTAGCTCAGCAGGTCAGAGCGACTGATTTGTAATCAGTAGGTCGTTGGTTCGATTCCGACAGGAGGCTCTAACATTCTCACGTAGCTCAGGTGGTTTAGAGCGTTTGTCTGATACACAAAAGGTCGTTGGTTCGAGTCCAACCGTGAGAACTTAATTTCTAGGTGTCGGGCAGATGGTTATACCCGCCTGGTTTGGGACCAGGATTTTCGTAGGTTCGAATCCTACCACTTAGACAACAATGGGGTGATAGCGCAGGCGGTCAGTTCGCGTCGGTCTGAAAAACCGAAGATGTGTGGTTCGATTCCCACTCACCCCACGAGGTCCTGAATTAACAGGACAAACCCCACCTCCTATATGGCAGTCAGTCCGTTAATCTGACGAAGTGGGTTTTTTTATTAGCGGGTTTCGTATAACAGCTCATTATGTCACTCTTCCAAAGTGAAGATGGGGTTTCGATTACCCCAACCCGCTCTTTTGGCTCCATGGTTGAATGGCTACAATGCCGGCTTGTCACGCCGTGTGGTACGGGTTCGAATCCCGTTGGAGCCGCTAAAGAGGAGTAACTTGTGTAGGTGCCTCAGGGGACTGCAGCCCCACTACACTCCATTGTCCCTTCGTCTAATGGCAGGACATCTGATTTTGGTTCAGATAATGGTGGTTCGAATCCATCAGGGACAACTTATTTTGTTTATTCTAAATTTTTGATTATATTTGATTGATAAATAAAAATAAAAACAATGAAACTTAACACACAAACAGAAGCCTTAACATACTTAATTGGTGCTGAAGTTACAAAAAGAAGTAAAAATGGTGAATATACTTCGGACAGTTATCTTAAAACTAAAGTTGATGCTCAATATAAAATATTTCCTGAGTTTTTTGGATTAAATTCAGAGGGTACAGGACCTTCATCTTTGGATAGTATTCAGGGTAGTAGACGTTCTGGGTTAACTTTTATACGTAAAAGGCAAGATAATTTAGAAATAGGTAAAGGAGTATCAAAATACTTAGCGCATTTTGATATGAAATATAGAACAGACCCAACTACAGGTGAGCATTATTATTATATCGATGGTTTATTACAAGATGCTCAACTATCAATGATAACTGACCCTAACTATAAACCTCAATATAAAAAAGATTCGGTTCATAGAACTGAAGATATTCATACAACAATTCAATATGAATTAACAGGTATTGCTAAGTTTTGTGGATTTAATGTTTATATTCCAAACAGTGATAGAAACAAAAGGGTTAAAAACAATCAAACAATTGGTCAAGAGTTTTCTGATATTTTAGTTAACGATTTTAATGGTATCAACACACGTGCTGATGATATTGATTGTATTTGGATTGATAGTGACGGTAACCCTATCAAAGCATTTGAAGTGGAACATAGTACAGGTGTTGATAGTGGTATGAGTAGAATGTCGTCTTTACAAACTAAATGTCCTTGTTATATTGTTGGTACACAAGAAAATTATGTTAAAAAATTTAAAGAGTTAATGGAAACTTCTTATAAAAATACTAAAGTTGATTTTCATTATATTAATCACAAACAAGTGGCTAAGGAGTTTTATGACCTTAACGAGAATTCAGATGTTTACAGTAAATCTGAAATCATAAATCGAATCAACAAAAAGTTTAAGTAAGAATGTTTTATTATTACGGAAGAAAAGAAAAAGTTTTTAAATATTATCCACAACCAAAACATGATTTAATAATTGAACCATTTGCAGGTTCTGCAGTATATTCTTTAAAAAATTACACTAAAGATGTCATAATATTAGATAAGGATAAAAAAATAATTGATATTTGGAATTATTTAAAAAATGCATCAAGTGAGGAAATTCTTTCTTTACCTTTAATAAATACTGGTCAGACATTACGTGACGATGAATTCAGTCATTTAAGTGAAGTTCAAAAAGATTTAATTTCGTTTTTTTGTAATCCGAGTTCGGCTCAACCAAAACGTTCAGTTGGTAAATTTAATATTTGGCACGAAAAAAATAGATTTAGATTATCAAATGATGTTAATAAAATAAGACACTGGACTATTTTGTGTGGTGACTATAAAGATATTGAAAATCAAACCGCTACTTGGTTTATAGACCCCCCATATCAAGGTAATGGAGGAAAATATTATAAACATGGTAATAGCAACATTGATTATGATGAACTAAGAAAATGGGTTTTAGAACGTGAAGGGCAAGTAATTGTTTGTGAAAATAGTGAGGCTACTTGGATGGATTTTAAACCATTAAAAAATTTACAAGGACAAAGACGTAAAACTTCTGAAGTAATTTGGACTAACAATAGTAATATAGGTAACCAATTTAAAATGAATTTTTAAAATGAAAACACTTTGGAAAACACTAATCTATCCATTTCAGATGATATGGGATAGTATCTTTGATAACGATGCGGGTAAGATTGTTTCAAAGAGGGGACTTATTGAATTAATGAAACACAACGAGGAAGCTGGAATGTATGATATAGATTTCAGTGAAAAGTCAAAAGAAAATTTGGACTGACAGGAACTTCGCCATATATTTGTAATCACAAAACGATAAAGATATGACACCAAAACAACAAGACGCTCTTGACAACATAATGGATAACTTTGACTTTGACCAAGTTCATAAGGTAATGGTATTCCTTAATTGGAAATGGGCTAATAGTAATGGTAGCCTTGGGGTACCTGAAAAATATGAATTAAGAGGGGAAGCAAGACGACTTTTGAAAATGGCTATTGAGGAAAAGACAACCGTGTCAACTGGAGGATTCATTGCTGAATATAGAGAGGGTGAAGTAGATGGATGGATGGATTTGAAGTTTGTTGTATCAGATTGGGATGAAGTGGTAAAATAATTAGTCAGGTGGGCGTAATGAGGGACGGACCCAAATCCTGAGAGTTAGTGGTTCTCGACACTTGGAGATATCATTAGAAGTAAGGTCGCTTATCCGGTTCGAGTCCGGCCCTGACTACTAAAGTACCTACAACGCTGAAGAGCGTACCAGTGTAGGTCTTTTACGTAAACGCTTAATAGAACGAAGTACAAGTTCAGTGTAGGGTGCGGGTCCTACAACATAGTCAGGTGGTGTAATTGGAAACACCCCATGGAAAACGAGGGAGATTATAGGTTCGAATCCTGTCCTGACTACAATCTGAAATCACAACGGGTGGGCGGTTGCGACGAAAGGAGGGTAGCCCACATACAGTCAGGTGGCGGAATGGTAGACGCTAGCTTAGATGGGAAGTACAGTGAAAAAAAACTTAAAGCAACCATCATACAGGTTCGAATCCTGTTCTGACTACACGTTCTGACTAATCATCAGATAGTACGTCCCATACGATGAGAAATGGTGTGATAACCATAGGGAAGAGTTGAAGGTTTGTATATATATTACCTTCTAGTTGACTACTAAGGTCGGTAAGACCCATCACGAAGGGGAGCAAGACAGTTTATTCCTAACTCAAGTAATTGA